ACCGACATCCAGCAAGCCAAGGACAAAGAGACGGGCTTCCGCGATCTCAACGATGATCGCTTTACGCTCTTCGAGATTCACGTAGACCTGAACATCAAGCAAGACAAATACGGCGAAGGAGAAGACTCCGAGATCGCGCTGCCGTACGTCGTGACCATGATCAAGGGCACGAACGACGTGTTGGCAATAAGGAGAAATTGGAGTGAGGACGACCCACTCAAACTCAAGCGCCAGCACTTCGTGCACTACCAGTACATCCCCGGCTTCGGGGCGTACGGCTTTGGTCTGTTCCATCTGATTGGCGGGTTCGCCAAATCCGCAACGTCTCTGATGAGACAACTGGTGGATGCGGGTACGCTGAGCAATTTGCCGGGAGGTTTGAAGAGCCGAGGGCTGCGCATCAAGGGCGATGACACCCCCATCGCTCCGGGCGAGTTCCGCGACGTGGATGTCGCTAGTGGCAACATCCGCGACAGCATCCTTCCTCTTCCCTATAAAGAACCCTCTGGTGTTCTGTACCAGTTGCTCGGCAACATCGTAGAGGAAGGCCGTCGCTTCGCTGCCACCGCAGACATGAAGGTGGCCGACATGTCGGCGCAGGCGCCTGTGGGTACAACGCTCGCGTTGCTTGAGCGCCAACTCAAAGTCCTCACCGCTGTCCAGGCCCGTACGCACTTCTCGCTCAAGCAGGAGTTCAAGCTCCTGAAGAACCTGATCCGCGACTACACGGACCCGGACTACACCTACGACCCCGAGTACGGGACGAAGCGTGCCAAGCAGGCTGACTACGACTTGGTCGATGTCATCCCCGTGAGTGACCCCAACGCTGCCACGATGTCGCAGCGCGTCGTTCAGTTCCAAGCCGCCATCCAGATGGCGCAGATGGCTCCGCAGATTTACAACCTGCCTGAGCTTCACCGGGGTATGTTGGCGGTTCTGGGTATCAAGAACGCCGAGAAGATCGTGCCGCTGGAAGAAGACCAGAAGCCCATCGACCCGGTCACCGAGAACCAGAACATCCTCAAACTCAAGCCTGTCAAGGCGTTCTTGCACCAAGATCACGACGCTCACATCGCCGTGCACAACATGATGATGCAAGACCCGCTGATCGCCGCACAGTTGGGTCAGAACCCGCAGGCGCAGCAGTTGGCTGCGTCGCTGCAGGCGCACATCGCTGAGCACATTGGCTTCAAGATGCGCAAGCAGATCGAAGCGCAGTTGGGCATGCCGCTGCCCCCCGAGGACGAGAAGCTCCCGCCGCAGGTGGAGATCGCGCTGTCGGCCATGATGGCCCAGGCCGCAGGTCAGGTGGTGGCGCAGAGCCAGCAGCAGGCCGCGATGATGCAGGCCCAGCAGCAGATGCAAGACCCGGTGATCCAGATGCAGCAGCAAGAACTGGCGCTGCGTCAGAAGGAACTGGAGTTGAAGGCGCAGAAGATCATGCTCGATGCAACGGCCATGTCTGACAAACAGGAGCTTGAAGCTGAGCGCGTGAAGGGCGACCTGGAGCTTCGCGCCATGAAGACCCAGGCCGATATTGAGAAAGACAAGGCGATGCTCATCGCTCAGCAAGAACGTGAAGGCGTCAAGCTGGGCGTCGAGATTGCCAAAACCCGTGCCGCACAGGCACGTCCACCCATTAGGAACACTAAGTGATCCAAGACTTCGCACGCGTATTGCGCGAACAAATACGCACCGACATGAACAACTACGCCGATGACTTGGCCGGGGGTTCGTGTCGCACTTTTGAGGAATACCAGAAGCTCTGCGGCGTCATCCAAGGTCTGGCGATGGCAGAGCGTTACATCCTTGACCTTGCAAAGAAAGCCGAAGATGCAGACGAGTGAAGCGGGAATCATCCTCCCCCCAGGCATCAGCCTGCCCAAGACCATTCAGCCCAAGGACGAACAGGACGAGAACATCGCTCCTGAAGAGAAGGCCACAGCCCTTCCCGAGCCTGCAGGCCACAAACTGCTGTGCATCGTGCCGGACGTTTCAGACACGTTCGAGAACTCCAGCCTGATCAAGGCCGACACGTACATGAAGCAGGAAGAACACGCCACCACGGTGCTGTTCGTACTCAAACAAGGCCCCTCGGCCTACAAAGACCCCGAGCGTTTCCCTACGGGGGCTTGGTGTAAACCCGGAGATTTCGTGCTGGTGCGTACCTACTCGGGTACCCGGTTCAAGATTTTCGGCAAGGAGTTCCGTCTCATCAACGATGACCAAGTTGATGCTGTTGTGCAAGACCCTCGCGGACTCACCCGCGCTTGAAGGAGTGAAAGATGGCAATTGACAAGGAAGAGTACAAGTTCCCTGACGAGCAGGAGAACGAAGTCAAAGTCGAGACTTCGGGTGAAACCGAAGTCGAGATTGAGGTCGTAGACGACACGCCCGAGCGTGATCGTGGCCGTAAGCCTCTGGAGCGGGAGGTCGCTGACCCGACCGAAGAAGAGATTGAGTCTTACTCGGCCAACGTGCAGTCGCGGATCAAGGAATTGACCCACGCACGTCACGACGAACGCCGTCAGAAAGAGGCTGTAGCCCGGGAAAAAGCCGAGCTTGAGCGTCTTGCACAGCAGTTGATTGATGAAAACAACCGACTGAAGCGCAGTTACAACGAAGGCCAGGAGGTTCTGGTTTCAAGCGCCCGCAAGGAAGCGGAGACAGAACTGGAAACTGCCCGTCGAAACCTCAAGGCCGCACAGGAGGCGTTTGATACTGACGCCATCATTGCGGCCCAGGAGGAGCTTGCTGCGGCCAAGTGGCGAGTCGAAGAAGCAAAAAGATTCCGTCCGCAGGCTTTACAGCCCACGGAAATTCCGGTACAAACTCAACAACAACCGCAAACTCAGGTTCAACCCGACGAGAAATCCCTGCGCTGGCAGGCAAAAAACCAGTGGTTCGGGCAACCGGGGTTTGAGGAATACACCAGCTACGCACTAGGGCTGCATCAAAAGCTAGTCACCGGGGGCACTGATCCCCGCTCCGATGAGTATTTCGACCAGATCGATGGTCGCATGAAGTCGAAGTTCCCCGAGTTATTCGGGAACGAAGACAAGCCGAGAACGGGTGAGGTTCAAAAGAAACCCACAACGGTCGTGGCTCCCGCCACTCGTACTACGGGTGTCGGAAAAATTCGACTGACTCAAACGCAAGTTGCGTTGGCGAAAAAGCTGGGCCTGACCCCGCAGCAATACGCTGCACAAGTGGCAAAACTGGAGAACCAAAATGGCTGAAACTCAAAACCGTATCCCCCGTGACATGCAGTCACGCGAAAAATCTGCTCGTATGGTGTACACACCTTCGAGTTCACTGCCCGATCCGACACCTGAGCCGGGTTATGTGTATCGCTGGGTTGCGACGCACGTCCTGGGACAGTCTGACCCCACCAACGTATCCAAAAAGATGCGCGAGGGTTGGGAGCCGGTGAAGGCGGTTGACCATCCTGAACTTATGCTGCCGGGTAACGAGAAGACCGGGAACGTGGAAATTGGTGGCCTCATGCTCTGCAAGATGCCCGCTGAACTCGCACGCTCACGGGACGACTATTACGGGCGTCAAGCACAGGCTCAGATGGACTCAGTGGACAACCACTTCATGCGAAACAATGATCCACGGATGCCGTTGTTCTCGGACCGCAAGTCCAGCACGACGCGCGGAGGTGGGTTTGGTTCTGGTTCAAAGTAACTTAGGAGTCCTTAAATGGCATCTACTGCTGCTCCCTACGGCCTACGGGCTGTAAACCGAGTTGACGGTCTGCCGTACGCAGGCGAAACGCGTCAGTTTCTGATTGACCCCGCCGGCTATTCGAGCAACCTCTTCTACGGCCAAGTGGTGAAAATCCACACTGACGGTTACATCCGCCTCGTGACTGAGACTGGTGGCACCGGCGACGCATTCCCCGCTGGCACCATCGGTGTCTTTGTGGGCTGCTCGTACGTCAACGCGCAAGGCCAGACGGTCTTCTCGCAGTACTACCCCTCGGGCTCGCTGAACGCTGTTGCGTACGTCGTTGACGACGACCGTGCTGTGTTCCAAGCCCAGGCTGATGGCGCTGTGACGCAGACTCAACTGGGTCAAAACATGCTCTTCGCCGCTGCTCAGAGCGGTACGGCAGGCACGGGTGGCTCCACCACCTCGGGCAACTCGCTGTCGGCCCTGAGCGCCACGACGCAAGCTGGCACTGCTGGTTTCCGTCTGGTCGGCTTTGTCAACGGTCCGTTCTCGACTGTTGGTGATGCCAAGACCGATGTGTTGGTGAAGTTCAACATCGGCCAGCATTCGTACACGAATGCAACTGGCGTTGCCTGATAAGGAGTGATCTGAAATGGCAATTTCTCGTGCCCAACTACTCAAGGAACTCCTGCCCGGCCTGAACGCTCTGTTCGGTATGGAGTACGCCCGCTACGGCGAAGAGCACAAGGAAATCTACGAGACTGAGAAGTCCGAGCGTTCCTTTGAAGAAGAAACCAAGCTGGCTGGCTTTAATGCCGCTCCGGTGAAGAACGAAGGTCAGGCCATCGCGTATGACAATGCGCAGGAAGCCTTTACCGCTCGTTACAACCACGAGACTATCGCCCTTGGCTTCTCGATCACCGAGGAAGCAGTGGAAGACAACCTGTATGACAGTCTGTCTGCCCGCTACACCAAGGCTCTGGCCCGTGCGATGTCCTACACCAAGCAGGTTAAGGCTGCTGCCGTTTTGAACAACGGCTTCAACGGCGCTTACCCCGGTGGTGACGGCGTGTCGCTGTTCGGCGTTAACTCTTCGGCCACTCGCGTGGGTCACCCCCTGGTTTCCGGTGGTGTGAACTACAACAGCCCGTCTGTTGCCGTTGACCTGAACGAGACGTCGCTCGAAAACGCTGTGATCCAGATCGCTGCGTGGACGGACGAACGCGGTCTGCTGATCGCCGCCAAGCCGGTCAAGCTGGTCATTCCGCCCAGCCTGATGTTCGTTGCCAAGCGTCTGCTTGACACCGAACTGCGCGTGGCCACTGCTGATAACGACATCAACGCTATCAAGCAGATGGGTGCGATCCCTGGTGGCTTCACCGTCAACCACTTCTTGACCGACGTTAACGCCTGGTTCCTGACCACGGACGTGCCCAACGGTCTGAAGCACTTTGAGCGTGTCGCTATGGGCACCTCGATGGACGGCGATTTCGACACCGGCAACGTGCGCTACAAGGCCCGCGAGCGTTATTCGTTCGGTTGGTCGGATCCGTTGGGCATTTGGGGTTCTGCTGGCGCCTAAGCCACAGCCCAATACCCATGCGGTTTACAAAGGGGGCTTCGGCCCCCTTTTCTTTTTTCTCTGGCGGGTGTATAAACTCGACAGTCCCAAGATTTTCAACCTGCTTGCTGACCGACTTGGCGGACTAACCTCAGAGACAGCAAGCGCAATTTGAGGAGCGTTCCACATGGGAACCACGACCTTCAGCGGGCCAGTTGTATCCAATAATGGCTTTGTTGGTGCTATCACTGGCGCTGTCACCGCTACCACGGTTACTGCAACTTCTGTTTCTGCCACGGGCAATCTGACCGCTGACAGCGGCACGGCCCCCGCAGCAGGCGGTATGTCGGCAGTTCTGATGTCCTCCACTGCAAACTTGGGCGTCTTTGTTGGCTCCGGTGCCCCCACCGTGACGGCTGCTCAGGGTTCGCTTTACCTGCGTACTGACGGCACCACCACCAACGACCGCATCTATGTGCGCGGCGCGTCTGCTTGGATTGCCATCACCACCGCTACCTAATAGGAGCGCATCATGGCGATGCAATACGACGTTAAATCAGCGCACATGGCGGCGTCTGGTGTAGCGGTCACCTACCGTACGCGTCTCAAGGGTGCGATTGTTTCGGCCAATGCCAGTGCTGCCACGCGCAACACGGTGTACGCCAACAATCTGGCTCAGACCGGTACGTACGGTCGTTCGACCAATACAGTCACGGTGACCATCACGGCGCACGGCCTTGCCACTGGCGACCGCGTGTGGCTGTCCTTCTCGGCAGGCACTGGCGGCACGGCGACGACCAACGTGTACTCTGTGACGGTATCCAACGCCAACACGTTCACGGTTACGGATACTGCGTCGGGCACCATCACTGGAAGCCCCGCAGTCACCATGTACGCCGACATCTTGTTGGAGGCTGACTCGTACAACTCGACAGCGTTCAACGTAATCATTCCCGGTGAGGGCATCCTGGCCGAGAACGGTATCTACGTTGGCTTGGTCAGCAACGTCACCACGACGATCTTTTATGGCTAAGACCCCGGCATGGCAGCGCAAGGAAGGAAAGAACCCCAAGGGCGGCTTGAACGCCAAGGGGCGAGCCTCCTACAACGCCGCGAATCCAGGGAAGCCCGGACTGAAGGCTCCACAGCCGGAGGGCGGCCCACGCCGCGACTCTTTTTGCGCCCGTATGAAAGGGATGAAAAAGAAGTTGACGAGCGAAAAAACCGCAAAAGATCCGAATTCGAGGATTAACAAATCCTTGAGGGCATGGAACTGTTGAGATGGGACAGCATCAAGATACCGTCAAGAACACGCTAGACATCATGGCTGCTATTGCGGCCATCTCGTCGTTCTTGCAATTGCTCACACCGCTGTTCGGTTTGATTGGCGCCATCTGGACGCTGATGCGGATTGCCGAGATGATTACGGGCAAGACGGTTGCGGACATGATCAAGCGGAAGAGGCCGGAAGATGCCAAGCAGTAGCGGTAAGCAGCATAGGTTCATGGCGGCGGTGGCCAACAACCCGGCCTTCGCTAAAAAAGCAGGTGTCCCACAGTCTGTTGGGGCTGAGTTCGTTCAGGCCGACAAAGGCCGTAAATTTCCTAAGAAGGAGTCCGAAATGAAGGGCATGAAGATGAAGAAGATGGCTTCTGGTGGTATCACCAAGGCCAAGATGGGCACCGTTAAGACCGCTGCTCCTAGCCGCGATGGCATGGCCGTCAAGGGCAAGACCAAGGGCACGATGGTCAAGATGGCTGCATCGAAGCCCCTGGGCATGAAGCGCGGCGGAAAGACCTGCTGACATGATGCCGAGCCGGGGGATGGGGGCAATCGCCCCCTCCAAGATGCCCAAGAAGAAGGTCATCCGACGCAAGGATGACCCGAACGACGTTGACATGTACGCCGAAGGCGGGACCACCAAGTCCAAGGTCAACGAAGCAGGCAACTACACCAAGCCCGGTATGC